ACAAATACAAAGTTATCAAAAGCCATCTTTTCAACGCCATTATGATCCCAATATGTAAATGTCACACTCACAACTACATTGCCCGAAACCGGATGAACTTTTTTACTGTAATTCTTTACAAGAAAATTATAGTAACCATGTGGGGTTAGATGTTCTAACTTCGCTAATTCAATTTCACGATCATCTAATGGGTCGAAATTAATATCAAAGCTCATGCTTGGTTCCTTAGTTGGGTAGTTTCGTTATTAGTCATTAAGTTTTTAGTTTCTAAAATATTTATGTAGCATCGAGTCGCCACGCATAATAATACACAGATACTCATAATACATAATTGAAAATCACTTACATCAAATTTCATTAGACTCCCCTTTGATCTTTGATTTCAGATATTCAATTACTTTCTCTATCGCATCAGAACTCATTTCATCGAATGATGCAGAATCAGTTTTATCAAGCCACTTTTGTGTAGTCTCTTCTGGTATCTTAAGTAGCTCTATCAAGCGATTGCATTCTAATACTTGCTCTTGAGTCGCCAGCACTTGCTCAACTGCCTGGCGCTCTAGAACCTCTCGCCCATATTTATCAGCGATAGCGCCATAACTAAATGGGAAAGCATCACCATCAAGCATAGTCGCAATACGAGATTTACGAACAAGACCGACGCGTTCTTTACCACGTTTCTGAATTTCGACAACCAGGTCAAACAAATAATCGAGCTTCTTGTAACAATCAAATGTAACCCCTATAACTTTCATATCATCGCCGTATTCTTTCTTGGCGTGGGAGGTGATAATGACATTCATATCCAATCGAAGCAACAAAGCCATCAAATGTTTTATTCTTTTTTCAGCCAATTTGTAATGGCGCCCAAATTCTTGACCATCAGATTGAGGGTCTTTACTTTGTGCTTTCAAAATCAAGGCCGACTTGTCTACTAAATCATTGTAGACCGTTGTCAGTGGGTCAATGATCAGGGTTTTATAATCATGCTTGACGGTGCTTAGCGTTTTTATTTCTTTCATTAGTTCATCGAAATCATTCGTCTGAAATATGGCACCGCCCGCATTCTCCAACAGTTTAATATATTGATCATTCTCGGCACCCCGCTCCGTATCAATGAGATACGGGGCTGGAAATTGAATAGCTGCTGTTGTCTTACCAACACCTGCCATGCCATAAAAAAATGCTTTTAATCGTTTCTCAATTGCCTCTGGTTTCTTTCCACGTAAAGCCATATATCACCTCTTAACCCAATAAATTTCGCCGTTGTCAGATCTGGTATGTGCTTCATGTCCAGATTCCATCATAAATTCCGTGTATCTTACTTTACACGCTTCTTCGATCATTTTGATGAGTCGCGGTTTATAATAATTTGTAATGTTATAGCCGAAATCACGCAAATAACTTTCCTCACTTGTTTTGAAATAATTAACTAATGGCGTTGCTAAATCAGCATCATTTTCATAAATTGAAACCAACTCACGGCCATCATCTTCAATACATAAAGCGGTTAAGCTAGCTTGATCATCGGAAAAAATATCATCCCATTCTAATGTAAAATGACCTTGACTAAATTTAGCCATATTATTCACTAATTCTTGAACTGCATTAATAAGGTTGCGATTATGATTCATAACAATTCTCCAAATTCTAATTCATCGATGATATCGGTGCGTTTGCGTAAACGTGCTTGATTAGCTAACCAACGAGCATATTTTCTTAAATTCACTTCTGTATCATGTATAAAATTATCTAAGTTGGAATCATAACCTAGATGGTTAAAGCAATTATTTAAAATGATGCACTGATTGCGATGCGTCCAAGAAATATTGTGTGATTCCTGTTCCAAAGTCTCCATGTCAAACTCCTTAAGTTGTTATCAATCAACAAGAGGCATATTACATTACGCAAACATGCAATGCAACAATTATTTTGCGTTAAGCAAACAATAGTTATACAATACACTCAATTACAAGAGGTACTACAATGACAACAGCAGAAAAATTGAAAAAGATACGTTTAACTTTAGGCATGACCCAACGCGACTTTGCGACGTTTACAGGATTAAAGCATAGCACAATATGCTGTTATGAGACCAATAGAAGGAAGCCTAACTTTAAATCTATTGGCATGATACGTGCGGCCTGTGAGACAAAAGGTTATACATTTTCTATTGATGATATCCGAACGGAGTGATCAAATGATGTTCTCTGTGGAACATATGCCTTATTCTCATAGTTGGCGCATGTTCCACGGTTTTCAGCTATAAGGTTTTATGAGTTACTAACAACTTTATCCACAGTTTTTGTGGATAACTATTTCGCGGTTATTTTTCTTAAAGCGTCTCTCAAGTCTTGAATTAGCACTTCTACTATTCCGCTTGATTTTAAAATATCTATTACTACATATTTAGGATTGTCGGTGCTTCTAATAGCGAGTGCTGCGTTGCCTTCTTCATCATTTAATGTGATTTCCACTTGCATATTTCCCTCATTGACTAAGTTTTGTAACACGAGTATAAATTATAATTCAAGTTTGTAAAGGATAAAATAAAAATGAAATCTTCCTCGTTATGTAATGTTAAAAACTGTAAAAAACCTATCCATGTACAAAGACAGCGTTTATGTCTTGGTCATTATCAACGCTTAAGGCGTCTAGGAAATGTTCTGGCAGAGATTCCTTTGCGTCATAAATCACCCCGTAAAGAGGTACCAATTTGGGACGCAAACGAATCTAAATAAGGATAATATGGACAAGGAATGTTCAAGAAAAAAATACGAAGCATTTGAACGAGACAAAAAAGCATTACCGCCGCTACCATTTGAAGAATATCAAAAAGCAATAAAGGAATTGGTTGCCAGGCATAAAATATAAGGATTTAAATGTCAGATTTTCCTACTCATAGAGAATTGGGGTGGGCTATCCGCGATTTAACTGATAGTTCACTTTGTTCAACTAAACGTCTTTTGTTACTTGTTTGTTTGCAATGCGTTAATGTTCAACTTCAATTTAAATGGAGTTATGAATCTCTCGCACATTGTGCTGGTCTGCAACGTCGATGTACCACTACCCACATGAGTCAGCTAATTAAATATGGTTATATTATAATCATAAAAAGAGGTGGAAGAGGTAAAAATGACCCTCATTTAATGCAACTTAATCATAAAAAAATATTCGCAAATTCTAATTTAAAGCGTGCACCAGATGCACGCTTACGGTCAAATAATAGTCATAAGCGTGCACCAAACGACACTCAAAGCGTGCATTTGACGACATTAAAGCGTGCACCAGATGCACACGAAGCTTCTGTAGAAGCTTCTGTATTAAGAGAGCACGCCCCCTCTGACGAGGGGCGTGACTCTCCAAAGCAATCTCTCGAAGACTTTGAAAGAGAATTTAAACGCAAATTAGGAGTAGATTAATTTATGAGCAAAATTGAATACAATACTGCCGAAGAAACTGTTATCGGATGTTTGCTATTGGATAGTTCTCTAATTGAAGAAGTAAGTGATATTTTAAAACCTCATGACTTCCTTACAAATTTTTATGCTCAAGTTTATGAAGTCATGCTTGAAATGAAACGTAAAAATGAATATCCAATTGATATAATCACAGTTGCTCAAAAATTCATCGATCCTGGGTTTACTGAAGGACAAGCTATTGCTAGATTAGCGGGGATTGCCCAATTAGTTTTTGCTCCCAAGAATGCAAAAGAATATGCAAAGATAGTTAAGCAAAATAGTAATGATAGAAAATTAAGACAGCTTTTTATTGAGGGTCAAAAGAAAATAAAAAATGGTGAAATTAATGTTTCTGATTATGTGAAAAAAGGAATCGATCAAATAGAAAATAATATCCCCGTTGAAATTCAACCTTATAGTACATTGCTAGCTTCTACATTCTCGCAAATTGATCAAGCGTTTAATAAAAAAACCGATTTAGTAGGAGTGCCTTCTGGTTTAATTTCACTTGATAAAAGATTATCTGGTTTTCAGCCAGGTGAATTAATTATTCTTGCTGCGCGTCCTCGTATTGGTAAAACTGCTTTGGCTTTGAATATGGCAGATCACATGGGTATTATTAAAAAACTTCCTGTTATATTTTTTAGTTTAGAAATGACAGCATCACAATTAATCAAAAGAACTATTTCTCGATTAGCTCAAGTGGATGGGCGACACGTTATTGATGGAAATCTGACGCCAGAGGAATGGCAAAAAATTCAAGTTATTTCACCTTATCTTCATGAGTCAAAATTATTTATCAATGATAAATGTGGTTTATCTGTCCAAGACATGCGAGCCTATTGTAGAAAAGTAAGAAATATTCATGGACTATCGGCCATATTTATTGATTATCTTGGTTTAATTGGCAATGAAGGAATTAATGAAAATGAAACTATGCGGCTTACTAAAATATCTGCCGAGTTAAAAATGTTAGCTAAAGATTTTGAAATACCTGTCATAGCACTCGCTCAATTAAATCGTGAATTAGAAAAGCGCCCTGATAAACACCCTATTCTTTCTGATTTGCGTGGCAGCGGCTCTATTGAGCAAGACGCCGATATAGTTTTATTTTTACATCGAGAAGAAAATCAAACTACCGCGGATTTAGATATTGCTAAATTTAGAAATGGTGAATCTGGAATAATAACGCTGCATTATCGTGGGGCATATTGTGAGTTCAAAGACATTTGATTTTCAAAAATTATGTAAAAAGAACGAATTAATTGCTTTGATTCGCAAAGTAGATAAGAAATGGGGAGGTGATGACCCTGTTTGGTTAAACGAATATATCGATGAAGTGATTACTTTGTGGTCACATGATTTAGATAAGGCTATACTACAATTTAAAGAATTACAAAAACAGAAGGTTTTTAATCATGATTAAGAAAAAAACAGTTTTCACGGCCAAATATTTTTCGGATTTGAAGGCTTTATATGGAAAAAAAGACAGCTCAGATAAAAATATTCAGGCTAAAAGGCCAAATGATGACCGAGGCAGAAGAACAAGTGTGCCTGGTCAAATATCTACGCCTAAAAAATATTAGACACTATGCGGTGCCTAATGGAGGCAAAAGAGACATCGCTGAGGCCTCATACATGAAGCTACAGGGCGTTTCTGCTGGGGTGCCTGATCTATGCCTACCCTACGCACGAAAAGGCTACCACGGGCTTTATATTGAGATGAAGAGGCGTAAAGGCGGTTTAGTCTCTCCGGCTCAATTGGATTGGTTACAATTTTTGGCTGATGAAGGCTGCAAAGCAGTCGTTTGTTATGGGTTTGATGAAGCTATAAGGGTTGTTGATGAATATTTTAGCAAAGTGGATTAAGCAAATTAGATGTTTATTTGTAGGGCATTATTGGCGTAATCATGTATGGCTTATGTCTCGCATGTGCTTACATTGTGGTGAAACGCGGAGCTTAAAAGATGCAGAAAAGTAAATGTTGTCAAGGTCATGTACAGAAGATGCGTAGTAAGAAAGAATATTACTTGTGCGAGATATGCGGGACAGCTTGCGAAGTGCTACCGTATAAGAAGAGAGAAGAGGCTCAAGGAGTCAATCATGAGGTGGCGAATGATACTCAATAAAGATGCTCTCGATCAAATTACTGCTGACCTTGGCAATGAGGAAGGCTTGCGGTTACAAGTCTATAAAGATTCGCGCGGCAACGATACTTGGGGCTATGGTTTTCTTTTGGCCAATGGGTGGGACAAAGAGGAATGTGATTTTATTTTGGCTCACAGGCTTCAAAAGTACGAAGCGCAATTGGCGGCAGCTTTTCCTAAGTACTACGAATTGGACAGTATCAGGCAATGTGTTTTGCTAGACATGGCTTGGAATATGGGTGTACCGGGTCTCATGGAATTCAAAAATATGCTGGCTGATATTTTACGGCGCGATTATGGTGCGGCAGCAGATGAAATCATGCAAAGCGAATCGGCACAGCAACATCCTGGTCGCAATCAATTGTGGGCTAACCGTATGAGGACAGGCTTACATGAGTGATATAGCCCCGTGGTTAAACGATCTAGTTCAAGAGGTGACAAAGGTAGCCCCTGTGCTGGGAACCGCGCTAGGTGGCCCGATGGGTGGAGTGGTAGGCGCACTTATTTCGAATCAGTTTGGGGGTGCCGGCGTTCCAGCTATACTTCAACGATTGACTAGTGACCCTGCCGCTGCCGAAAAGCTGAAAGAATTAGAATATACTCACCAAGAAGCCTTAGCTAAAATGGCAGTGGATGATCGAATAAGTGCGCGTGCCATGGAAAATTCAGAATCAACACGGCGTTTGGTCGTTGTCTTTGTCGTATTTCTTTTGGTTTTAAATGTCTTGGCAATACAAATCGTTACTGATTCGCAACTTGATCATTTCTTAATTGGTTCGGCTGGTGTACTATTTGGGGTATTAATTAGTTTGATTCGCAAAGCAATAAATTTATATTTTGGGGGTTAGTGTGAGTAAAGGAAAGAAAACAGCCGGTGAAATGATGACATCATCTGAAGATCAAATGCGTGCCCACAATGAGCAACACCCGAAAACTTTAGATGCTATTCGTAAAGCGCATAATGCAACCCGTGCTAAAGTCAAACGTAAGTATGGTGATGATGCTAAGCCGCTTTATATCGATAAGAAGTAATAAACTTTTTAGAGAGGTTTTATGAAAAAAGATTACATGGGTTCAAATAATGACAAAAGTTACCAGCTCAATGCTCGTTCGGCTCCTTATAGGGCTGGCGAAATGAGCAAGGGTATCAAAGAAGTGAATCAAGGTTCTTGTTATGGTGATAATGGCGTAGGCGGAATGGGTTCTGTGCCTGCACCAAAGTATGGCGTATTTGGTGAAGTGAAGTCGGTAACTTATGGCCACAAAGAAGTGGGTTCAAAAATTTAAGAATATTTTATTAATCGTGACTACATGCTTAGTCGCTTTTAATATTTATATTATTTATTATTTTGAAGATCGAATCGAAGACTTAGAGCAACGCTTATCCTTAATTGAAAATGGGGTTGAAGCGTTGCTTTATGCTGATTGATTATTTTGATTGTTGTTCATGAAGACAGGTTTCTAGTTCCAGAATAATTGTATTTTTTATTATCCTTACAATTCTTTCCCAATCTCCTTTGTCACCTTTGAAAAAATCGAAAGCTATATCAATCGATTTTATGGCAGATTTCAAACCTTGCATATGACCGATAGCTACGCCTTTTTCATATATTTTTTCTAATTCATTAAATTCAATGCTCATTTTGAATCTGATTCCTGTGCGTTAATAAGAGCTAAAAATATTTCTTCATATCGATTATAAGTAGGACAACCATAGCCGGCTTCTTCTAACATATATTCATTACGTATTATTTGTAAAGCCTGTCTGAAACCTTTCGCACGACTTCTTTTATAACCGTCTGAATAGCCAGCTTCATAACCTGATTGATATTTTTCGCTCATGGGTGTTCTACCTGTATTAACATTTTTTGTATTGTGTCATTGGTATCTTGAAGATATTTCATGGCGGTAAATACTTTGTCACTACACATCTTCAAGGCATCTATATATCCTGCTCTATATGATTCTGGTGAGCCTTCTTTATCTCTTGCAGCATAGCCAGCATTATAGCCTTGCTGAATCCAAACTCGTTTGTTTTTTATTTCGAAGTCGTCGCTCATCGCTTAGATTCCTGTTTGCGAATGCGTCTTTCTAATGCAAATAATGCGTCAGCTAATGTAT